AGTTGCCTCTACAATCTCATCCAATCCCGTATTCATATTAGGGAATAGGGAATATAAAGTTGCGTCTTTAGTTGGGAATAATTTATATACTGCCATTTTATTATAAGTTTACTACTCTACCTTGAATATCTGTATCTGGGTATTTAACTTCAAATATTGAAGGATCAAGTGAAGGGTAAATTACATTAGCAACTGTTGCTGCTTTTATGTCATACGAATATTGGGAATACCCTAAATTAACTCCAACAAAATTAGAAATTTCAACATTTTTTACTGTTTGTACTCCTCTTATTTGGTCTAAAAGAACATTGATATCTTTTAATATAATCGGTTGATTTATTTGCCATTTATCAATAGCAAAATATTCTTTTAAAGCAGTAATACAATCAAGTAATACTTGATTACTGTTAAATTCTGGGAGTACTATAATGTCAAAATTAACTCCAATGTTAATAATAAAAGCATCTTTAATTGCAACTGCATCATTTACCATTCTGTATTGGGAAAGGTAAGTAGTTAAATTTTGTTTTAATGCAGTTGATGCATATTGTAATTTATTATTTACGTTAAATGATAAAACATATAGATCTAATACTGAATTAGATTCCCCAGCAGATAATGATACTGCTTTAGTTGGTTCAATATATGCTTTAGAAACAACTCCATATTTAGCAGGCATAGAAAGTGCTCTTACTAAATAATCATCTTGTGTTACGTTACGTAATTGAGTTGCAAAGTTTGCAGAAGCATTTTGGCGAATTTCTTCTGTTGTGTCTCCATCTCCTCCACCATCAGCTGCTATTGGATTAGTTACAGCTAGTGAATTAAATATTGTTTGAGCAGCAGTTGGATCTAAATTATAATTTAAGAATTGAGCTGTAGTGCTTAGTGTTGTTAAATCATTTGCAGGAACATTAGCTACTACTCCACCTCCAGTTAAATATCTAACTGTTAAAGTTGTGTTAGAAGGAGCAATACCATATGTTTTTGTAAATATAAAGTTTGAAGGGGCATAAGCTGTTGTTAACTTAGTTTTTTCAAACGGTAAACCTAAACCTACATTATCGGGATTGGGGACTATATACTCATCTGTGTCATTTGCTGTTCCAGCACCAAATTGTAATTGTAAAGATCCTGAATTAAGAAATCTTGTAATGAATCTTCTTTGAACCTGTTCTAATTGGAGAAGATAAGGTGTATCTCCTTCATATTGAGAAAGATTAGGGTCATTAGGATTAGTATTTTTAATAGATTTATAAATAGCATCTTGGGCTAAATAATCTATTTCATACCATTCATTATCATTAGTATCAAAAACATCTAAAATTCCTACAATTTTATCAGCATTAATAGTAACTGTTGAAAATTGTTGAGGAGATCCAAATGTAAAAGTAGTAGTATTAATTGTAGCAGAAATTGCTTTACGAGTTTTCTTTAATAAGAAATAATTAGGATTAGATCCGAATAAAGAAAATACAGTAACTTCTGTTGGGTCACCTGAGCTCGATACTGAAAAATCTACTGGGTCTTCTATTAAAAATGATACTCCGGGGGTGGTAGTAGATTGGACTATTGAATTTTGGGGTATAGATAAGGCATAATCAAAATCAGGAACTATATTAGGAGCAGTCCCAATTGCAGGAACCTGTTGATAAAAATCAATATAAGTTGTAGCAACTTGAGTTACATTTGGTTTGTAACCAAACATATAAGCTAACTCATACAAATTATTTGTTTGGCGAGCATATTGTAAATATGTTTCTTGAATTTGGTTATCAAGATAAAATGATAATACATCACCTACATAAGCAGCCATTTCCATAAACATCATTCCAGGTGATGTTGGAGTGAAATCATTATAAGTAGTAGGGAAATAAGTTTTAGCATAATCTACAAGACTAGCTCGGATTTCACTAAAATCCCTGTTAATATATTCTATATTTTTTCTTTTGGTTGCCATTACGTAAATGCTATTTCTAATGTATCTGAGTTTCCAGTGTCTGCTATATTATATTTTAAAATGACATTAATTTGATTAATATCAGGAAATGAGTCTATATTTAAAGATTCTATTATTACTTGAGGAAAATATAGTCCTATTTGTGTTTGAATATCTTCTTTTAAACCATCTAAACTATTTTCACTAATTTGTTGAAAAATAAACGCTCTTAAATTTCCTCCAAAATTAGGATTTAGATAAATTTCATTTTTATTAGTTAAAAAGAAGTTAATTAAATTAACTTTAGTAGCTTCTCTTGTAGTATAAGTTGTTTTAAATACACCAGGAGCATTAAAAGGAATATTCACACCAACCCCAGTTCCTGGTTTGGTATCTATAGGATATATTCTTTTTGCTCCAAATGCCATTACTTATTCATTAAAGCCATTATTTGATCTAAACCCACATTTCCTTCAGGTAAAGCACCATTAACAGGATCTACTGATTGGGGTTGGAAATTTCCGGCATATTGTGAAGTTGCAGCTCCACCCATTTGCATTTCACCTAACATTCCCGAGAACATATCTCTACGTTCTTGAGCGGTTAATTGTTTTGGTTTTTCAATGTGGGGTTGTGCATAAGTGTCTCTTAAAGATTCTTGTACAACTGTTTTTGGAGCACGAACTGCTTCCAAAAGGATGTCTTTTAACTCCTCTTGAATAGCTTCTCTTACAGCTTCTTTGATTAGATTTTTTAAAGCGTCAGTTTTCATTGTTTATAAATATTAAAATTAATAAGCTTTTAAATTGTCTCGGTCAATTATTAACTTAAGTTCATTAATTAGTGTTTGAGAATTAGTAGTAAATGATAATTCGGTTTGTATTAAAACAATACCTTGTTGATTTTTACCAACAGCACGTCTACGAGTTACTGTAGGAGTATAAGGAATTTCTTCTATTTCAATTATAAATCCCTGATATGTTGTTTGGTTTATTGTTTGAGATGCTTGTAATTGAGCATCAGCAATATCATTTATAGTTTTAGATGTTGGGATTATATTAGCGTTTAATTGACATTTGTTTATATAAGCATCAATTATATTGATTAATCCTTTAGCTGTTAAGATATACGTTCCTATAATTGATATAACCAAAGCAGAACTGCTGATAACACCCTGTATTTTAGCTAATTTGGAATTTCCTAATTTATCAAATGTTACTTTTCTTATTAAAGTTTGGGCATCATTTAAAACAGCAGGAACAATTCCCGGAATAACAGGAATTGCTTTTGCAGCAGCAGATGCTATTACAGAAGCAACTTCTATAGTTGTTATTAAACCTAAAGTTACTTTTAAAAAATTAGATATTCCGGTTATTGAAGTACCTAATTGATCTACTTTGAATCCTATATTATTTAAAGATTGAACAATATTATTTCTTTGAGTAATTAATTCATTTAAAGTTGCTTGATTTGGACAAACATCTTGATTAGGTATATATTTTTGAATTAATCCTTGTAAAGAAGGTTGAATTATTTGAGGAATTTGAGCTCCTAAAGCAAATAATAAAGAAGGTAATTTAGCTGTCCCTTTTGGTTTTTGATCCTCAGGAGTAGCATCTTGAATCAAATTACTATCTACAGTTTTTTGGCTGGCTTGAGCAGATTGTTTTTCTGCTTGCGCTAATTCTTCTTGTCTAATTTGTTCTAATTCAATAGGAGTAGCCATTATACTGTGTAATTATACTTTGATTTTAATGTATTTAAATTAGCTTGTAAAGCATTTAAAGATACTTGTAATTGAGTAGCAGCTATATTTAAAGGAGCTAAAGGAGTTCCTGGAGGGGTTGATACCAAGACAGTGCAAACTTGTGAAAAAGCTGAAAGATTGGATATTAATTGATTTAACAAATTAACTGTTTGGTTACCTAATAATAAAGGTTCGGTAGCATTTTTAGATCCTAAATAAACATTTCCTGATTGTATTGTTACTACTTGGGAATCAATATTAACTCCTTCAACAGCATTTAAGTTTATTGATTTTTTACTACTTAAAAGTAAATGATCTTCGGTTGTATTAAATACTAATCTTCCAGAATTTAAAATAATTTGCTTTCCTGCATATTGGTCAGGAGTTTGAGGAGCATTGTTTTTATAACTAAAATAATTAGTTGATGATGCTTTTAAAGGAATTTTTTGAGTACTGGTTTGGTAAATAGAAGAATCATCATTATTAATATCTTCTACAGTTGGTATCCATCCCTCTTCTGTTTGATTACCTTGACCATTTCTTAAAATCATTATAGGGTCACCTGGGGATCCAGTGGTTGACCAAGTGTTGGGGGTATTAGGTACTGTTGAACCTATTCTGATGCTATTACCCCATCTACCTTCGTAAATTATATCACCTTCAAAAGGTAAAATTGGATGAATGTTAGAACGTTCTTTAAATGTTTTACCTAAAAATATTTCAGTTGATTGATCTGTTATTCTTCTAACATTACCTGTTTGAGTTTGAACATAATCTTTTTGTTGAGAAGGAGGTAAAGCATTTGGAGCTGTTGGATAAGCATTATGATGAGGATGATTCCATAATGAAACTATATCAATATAATATTCAAGAGAATTTGAAGAAATTGAGTCAATTCCTGTATCGGGAAGTGAAATTAAATATACAATTTCGTTTACTAAAGGAATATTTTTTGTGTTTCCTGCTAAAGGTTTTGCAATTGGTAAAGATGGTGATGGTAAAGGATTATTAACATCTTCATATTCAATTACTCCTAAAGCATTCCATTCACCTAATTCTTTAAATCGGGGGTGTGATTCATCTAAAACTACACTTAATACACGTACGGATTTTATTATATCGAGTTGTTGAGCAAGTTGAAAACCATAACCATTGTTTCTATTCTGGTTTAGATTTTGGTTTAAAGATGCAAATCCGTACTTAGCCATTATTTTTCTCCTTTAAGTTCATTCATTGCCGAAAGTAATTGCTCTTTTTCCTCATCAGAAATAGTTAAAGCACCATCAGCAGTTTGAGTTTGCATAGCACGTTGTGCTAAAGCAGCCATTTTAATTAGGATATCATCGTTTTTAACACTTATCTCCATGTATTCTTTAATTAAAGGAACAACTAAAGTTGCATCCCCAATATCTGAGATAAGAGGTTTAAGCTCATTTATAAGAGCAGTAACCTGTTTGTCTTTTTTCTGTTGGTTATTATAGATTTCCTCTAAAATATCAGAGAATTTCTTTTTACCAAATACTACGTTATCAAATTGTGACATAAATATACAATTAGTTTCTTATAAATATTGAAACTAGAAATTTGTATATCCGTGTTCTAAATAAAAGATATAGTTTTCCTTAAAAATATCGTATAGCTGGTTAGCTATTTTAGTGATTTTGGGTGTCTTTACATCAACTTGTTCACGGATATATATGTAAAGTGCTTTTTTATTGAACACATCTAAGTGTTCTCTTTTACGAAATAGTTCTAGAATCGCATCTGCTATTTGAGCATCATATTCTTTAGGGAATAACTCAAATATATTTTTAGTACAATGATCAGCAAATTCATCTATAAACTTAGATAAACGCTCATCGTGGTTTTCTCCATCAATGTGATATGAATGATTTTCATCTTCCTCTAAAATTTCAATGGGGGCAGTATCGACACGTTTTTTATAATTTTTCTGGTTGGAAAGAATTAGATATCGTTTTGCAATTGTACCAAAATAAGAATATGCTTTAGCTCCTTTTGATTGATCGTAAAGATGAATTTTAGAAAGAAGGAATGTAATTACCTCGTGTTGTAAATCTTCAATATTATCTACTTCTGTATAATAAAATTTAAATGTATGGATAATATTTTCTGTAAGCTTAAAGAACCCGTAGTGGATTCTTTCTCTATAAATTCTACTTCTTTCCTCAGAATCTTCAGTATGATTATATAATACTATAGCATTCTCAGTATCTTGGGTAAAGTATTGTACCCCCTTTTTCTTTTTCTTTACCATAGTCTCCATTACTTTTCAACATTCTTGATGATGAATGCATTTAGAATAGTTTGGATACTTTGTATTTGTTGAAAGAAAAATCCTACCTCATCATCTGATTTGAAGCTACCTTTTGCATCTACCTCTTGCATTTTTTTATCTGCGGATTCAATGGTTTGTGAAATTTTATTTAAATAAGCCATGTATCCTGAAAGGATATCCTCCTGTTTTTCGTTTTTACGTAGAAGGTTAAAGGTCGTGTATGCTAATACTACGACCATTATTGAAAGAATTACTACTGCTACTATCATAAGTTATCTAATAAATTTTTAAGACCTTCATTTTTCAACGAACCTAATGCTTTGGTTTGTTTGTTATCTTTTGAAGGAGCTTTTTTATTTGATTCCAATGTAAAACCTTTTTTCTTGGTATCCACGCTACCATTTAGTTTAGGTAACCATTCACGCTCAAATTCAATACGAGCTGCCATCAAGTCGGCCTGGTGTACAATGAATGGGAGAGCAGTACGAGGTTTTTGTTCGGGCATATAAGTCATCAAATATTTCTTATTTGCCTCATCGTATAATCCATCATGAGTCTGGATAGCGATCATTTCATTAAAGGTATACTTAATATCGTGTGCCTGGAGTAGGAATAAACCACGATCAGGTACAGATGCGAATGGAACTTTAGTGTTAAACATATAATCTTCACCAAGTTTATCTCGACGCCATTGATCTGTTTGAGGAACATATGATTCTTCTTCCTCAGAACCCATTTTACCCAGGTCATGATTTATAGCAGAGAATACAAGTTCTTCTTTAGTAAATGTACTTAAGTCAGCCCCCATATCTCCCCACAATTTGTGAAGATGAAGAGCACAAGTTATAACACGATTAACGTGCTCAACATACCCTCCAGGGAAAGCATTATGATATTCTTTTTTATGAGCAGCAGGCATCAAAATGATACGATCCTCATATTTTTCATAAAATGCTTTAAGTGCTGTTTTACGTGGTTCGGAAATATGGTCATCAATAAAACCAATAAAATCCAACCAATTCTGTTGAATTTGTTCTGCTGTTAATTGCATAAAATTAAAATTGATTAATCTCCCCCGGTCCTAAAGGTTCTTGTTGTACAAATGCTTTAGCATCATCTACGGCTTCGCGAAGGGTAATTAATACCTCCTCTACTTGTTCTCTTGAACCACCACGATTTAGGAAGAAATATATTTTCTCAATTTCCCCCTCGGCTCGTTCCAACCTTCTCATTATTATCTCTCTGTTTTTCATAACATTCTTTATTTTCTCTTTTTCCCGTATCCCCAATATACACTACCTAAGATACACCTCCAAGCTTACTTTAAAAGACTTTGTACTAAATCTAAAATCTTTTTTAAATGGGCACATTTTTCATATTCTTCAAATTCCTGAAAGTATGAAATAGCGAATTTTAGGTAGGTTTCTAGAAATTCGTCTGTGTAATGTACGATAGCATCTTGACAATTCCTATCTAAGGTGTTAACTTTGGATATCCAATACCAAGCTCTATTGTAGGTTACAAATTCTCCTGCCTGCTCAACATCATACATGTCTAATTCTTCATCCATTTTACTAAAAAAACCAATTATTTGGTGATTAAAGTGTTTATGGTTATGGATAAGTTTTTTAAACATACCAACCCAGAACATAGGATGCTCTTTATAATTCAACAATGCATCTGCCATCTCTGCTTTTTCACGCAAAGACTCAGGTTCTTCATTATTGAATAATCCAAATATTTTGTTTACATCCACACACATAAATATGTGTATAAACGTTTTTATAGCGCATATATTAAACGATCGATGATAGATCGCGGAACCAT